CTATTCAAATCTTCCCCACGGATCATTGCCTTGACGACAAACTAAGAAACCATGTTCTCCGTTGGCTCTTGGTTGTCTAATCCAGACATAGCCGCCATGACGGCTATAAGCATCGTATTTAACATAATCACCTTTAGTTACTGTGCCGATGATGTCACTAGTAGTACGTGCGCCGTATCTGATGTTGATAGTACCGTTTGGATAGAACTTGCCTTCTTCCTTGTACCAAGTGTCTCCTAGTTCATCAACCCAAGATTGTGGTGTTGATTGCTTAATAGCTGGCTTAGCTGGTTGAGCTACTGGCTTACCGTCAGTCTTAAGATCAACTAGAGAGATGTTTCCATCAACGTTTAGACCTTTCCAGTTATCTGTGAACTGCCAGATTGCTACATTATCCATAGATGGGAACCAGCCAAAGTCTGGGTTATCTAAACGAGTGCCGCTTTTGTATTCATAAGATGCAATCCAGAGACATGTACCGTACTTATCAGTTACTTTCTTAACATCAACGTTCTTGGTTAGGATCTCTTTTCCTGAGTAAAGCAAAGGTTTATACCCTGCACTTGCTACTACATCCATGAAAGCAAGGATAGCGTCAGCACTAGCAGAATAACCTTGAGTTGTGCTGTTACCACTACCTTCTTCATAGTCACAAGCTAAGTAAGACCCCGGTACGATACCAGCCTGCTTTGCTGAATTAACTGCATAGTTACCTTCTAGAACTGCTTGGCTACGGCTTGCGCTAAAGTGTGCATAGTGATAACCAGCTGGCATCATGCCGTTAGAGTTAGCACTATTAACTTGTGCTTGCGCCCTGAGATTTTGATAGTTCAATCCTTCTGAGACTTTAACGACAGCAAACTTAGCTCCAGCCGATACCATAGCTGATAAGTTAGATGCCTGCCAATCAGATACATCTACTCCGTAACTTCTTTTTGCTACTTCCATATAAGTTACCTCCTACTTCTTAACTTCCTTTAACTCGCCAACAATGGTCGTCTTAGGCTTGTCTACTGTATCAGCAATCGCTTGCGTTTGCTTCATTGCTACTACTGCTTTTTCAGCTAAACCTTTCAAAAAACTTGCTGGTAAAGCTGGTAAGTGAGCCAAGGATAAGATTAAATTAAGTCCATTAATTACGAAATCCATCTTCTCTTCGCCTGCCCCACCCCTCTTCTCAGCTTGATAAACGAGAGGGGTTACCGCTTGTGCTACAATTTGCTGTGCCATTGCAACTCGGTCACCTTTAGCAGCTCTTTCATCAATTTCAATCTTATGCTTAGCATAGAAAGATACAATTACTACTGCTGCAACTGATACTGCAACAACCATTAAGTCTAACAAATGACTGAAACTCATTATTTAGCCTCCTTTAAATCCTTAATGCGCAACTTTAAGACCTTGGCATATTTGCTCATTGCTTGCTTTTGCTCTTGCAATAGCGACAATTGGTTAGCAGACAAAGTCTTTTTATTTTGCTTTGACAAAAATTTTGATAACTTTCCACGCTTAATATTTAATTTCTTCAATTCTTTTTCTAACTTTTTAATCATGTTTTTCACTCTTTCCATCAAAAAAGACACCATTAGTTGGTGTCTTCTTTACATATTCATCTACTAAAATCTGTTGTTGATCAACCTTACGTTGCAATTTCATATTTTTTTCTTTTAGTCTATCTATCTCTTTCTCTTGTTCTTGGCATTTTTGCTGATAGTGGTCACGCTCTTCTTTGAGAGCATCAAATACCCACTTCCAGATAGCAATCAAGAACGTACCTATACCACCAAGATAAGGCAGTGCCCTTAGTAAATCGCCTATAAAGCACCACCCCTATCTAATAATTATGCTTCTTACTTTTACTAATAATAGAAAAATCAAATAGTAAAATAATTACTTCTAGAAAACCAGCTGTAAACATATGTGGGTGACCCGATATGTAACCGTGACAAAATTCAGCAATTGCTTCAAACGCTAACAAGCCTGCAGTAATAATTAGTAGATTACGGTTAGTAGAAATGCTGTTCTTATTACTAATTGCCCAACTAAAAAGCCAAACACCAATAGCAATAAAGATGCCACCTACTAAGTCGTCATTTAAAACACCAACCGCAAAAGGTGGCCAAAAGAAATAGAAATCATTACAGATTAAAATCAAGCCTATTCCAATCATTGCCAGCGCTAGTATCTCATGTTGTGGGTGTTCAGTATGAAGGAGATTTTTTAGTTTTTGTTTCATAACAGTGTTCTCCTATCAGCCGCCCTTGCGTACTGTTTATTTCTTAGGCGACTATTTATTACATTAAGCTAATTCATTCTTGATGTATAGAGCAGTTGCAGAAACTGAATTGGAACTATTAGTGATAGCCCACTCTGGAGCGACAATCCAGATTTGACCATTACTATTTAATTTATTGATCACATAATTTACGCTAGCAAAGCCATTAGTTTGAGAGCCAATCCAGCATTGGAAAGTATAACCAGGTACGGAAGGAGCAGAAATGTCAAAATTAACTCCAATTTCAGTATTTTGATCTGGGTTAGTGGCTTGATCTGCTCGAGTAGAAGTTAAAACAGATACCTCTTCAAAGTGCAGAGCACCATGTACCGCAAACATATTTCCAATAGTCCCTAATGTAGCGCGTTTTAATCCGTCTTGTTGATTTCCAATTAAAACGCTATCTGTAGTAGCTGGGTTACCATTTTCTGATAAGTTCATAAATTTAATATCTGCCATAATTTATTTTCTCCTTTAAATTTTAATTATTAAAATATTTATTTCTTAACCATGCAATTCGTTGCATGTACCATCTGCCAATTCGGTTAATATTATCAACTGATGTATTTTGCATACCGGGCCATTTTTCCAATTCGGCATTATAGGCATTAAGTGGAATATATCGTACATAATCAACAAAGGCTGTATCGACTGCTGATTCTGACATAACTCCTTCAATTAGTGATTTGGTACGCTTTAAAATTTCATCTTTGTAAAACTTCCATAGCTGATAAAATAATCGGTTTGAATTGGTTACATTTTCAAAAGTTACTCCATGATCTCGCCAATCGTCTGTGTCTGACTTAGCTAATAAATGCTCCCAGAAATCTGGAGTACGGCCAAAGATTGAATCCAAATCGTACGCTGCAAAGTACCATTTTTTTCCATCAAAAGTTTGAAGTAAGTAGTTTCTAAAAATCCCATCATCATTATCTATTAACACTGAAAAAATGTAGTAGTCAATTGCACTATCTATATCAAGTAATGGACTAACTGCTTGGTTAAAGTTATCTGCCGTATCATAATGAGCTAAAACAGCTCGGATTAACTCATTGACTGAATCCATTGCCCATTGACTATCTTTTGTACTGCAGAATTGCAATTCCATTTGATCCTTGAAATTAGTTTCCGACTTAAAAGCCCCTTGAGGATCCCAAATAGTATCGACAATTGCATATTTTCCTTCAGATTTCTTTGGCATTTTTGCCATCCAGTCATCCTTAGGAATGTTGAATGAATATAGTCCCCAATATTGACCATTGATGTAAACACCAATTGGGAATCCGTCTACCGCTCCATAAGTACCACCAATTGATAGTTGTGGATCAGTTTCAGCTATAATACGTTTTCCTGTATCATCAACCAATTGGTCGCCATTAATATTGAGAATACCTGTGTTCGCATTCTTATGCGTTCCACGAATCATACCCCATAATCTGGCACCAACTACATTTAACGCTTGTGATGGTTCGGCATAATTAGCCTTGATAACATACTTATGATTCTTACCATAATTTCTAAAGGCTTCAAAATCCTTATCTAAGTTCAAGGTATAGTTCTTTTTAGGCCAAGCAACACTTGAAGCACCTTGCACTTTAAACTTTTCAACTGTTCCTGACACTCCATATACTGGGAAACTATAAGTAACCTCATTCTTCAAAGTCTTAGATTTATCCTTTAGAGATAGAATATTGCTACCCCAGAGATAAAGAACTGGCATACCATACTTTTCAGGCTTGAAACTAGTAGCATTCTTAATTGCTTCTCCAACTGCTTGACCATCGGCTGGTAATCCAGCTTGCGTAAGAGTAACGTCCGTCAAAGGCAACCACTTATAACCACCGATGCGATTGCCATAGTCATCTGTGATATGATTGCCAAAATCATCAACTAGCAAGATATCCATCAGATGACCAGCACCCTCTAGGTTTTGAATATCAACGCTATTCTTCTTAATTCCTAGTGAATTAAGTCCGATATCGTTGGTATTTTGATTAATTTCACCCTCTTGCTTTATCAAGTCTTCCTTAAGTGGAGCTAGTTCAGAGTTCTCAATGCCAATAGATTGATATTCTCCGCAATCTTTCCATGCTCCATATAGGTATACCCACTTGTGGCCAGTATCTGCTGTGATAAAGATACCATCTGCACCATTAGGATAGTTAGTAGTTAATTCTCCAGCATTTGCAACTGCAATCGGGTTGGTCTTCATCTGAGATAATCGCTGATTGATTGCACTATTCATCGTATCCATACCCGTTTGAAATTCAGGTCTAGTTACAATGTCATAGTTAGCAATCTGTTGTTGCGTGCCTGCTAAATGTTGAGAAATATTAGCTTGCTCTGCCCGATTAGCTCTAATCTCTCCAGTAAGCGCATCAAGATTTTCTCTTGATGTTTGAAGAGATGTATCGATGTTGTTCTTGGTTTCAACTATTAATTGGTTAACCTTTTGATTACCATCAGCAACCATTTGATCGGTTTTGACTTGATATTCACGTTCTAAGCTATCAAGCCGTGAACTGTAATACTTATAGGTATTGCCAATTCTAAGATCATTGCCTAAGACTTCAAACACGATGTTAACGCTGGTTAAGACGTTACCATTACCGTCTTTTAAGCCAAAGTGTCCCTTAAAGATACCTTCTTGAGGAAACATCTGATCTTCTAAAATGTAGTCCATCACTCCGCCATCATGTGCATTTTCCATTGAGCCTTGCCACTCACGGTAAAGGGCATCTGGAGCCATGATAATCTCATTGGTATCAGGATCTTCGTAGTGCTTACCAACTGCACCTTGGATAAATGGAATAAATCCGTGAACGTTCATTACTCGGCCTTGGTCATACCACTTAAAAGGAAGAACCTTGCCGTTATCGTTCACACGAACTTTAAAAAAGTTGCTAAGTCTTACATAACCTTCGCCTTCTTTAGCAACGTCAGCAGGAAAGTAATATGGTTGTCCGCTATTGTTAATTGTCGGAATATTGTTCATTAGTCAAGTTTCACCTCCTCAGCTATTTGACTATGATTGTCTTCACTAGAATTAATCGTATGAACTGCTGTAGCCCCATCGCCAAAGACGGCCAGACTTAACTTTGCTACTTGATCTTCTAGTTTCTTAATCCGGGTTTCTTTTTCTTTCTTGTCTTTTGCATTGCCTTCTTGGTCGCCAAGAACATCATCATATTTCTGTTCTGTGCTTTTGACTTTTCCTTCAAGTTCAGCAAACTTCTTATTGCCGGCTTCCCAGTTACGATCAAGATGCTCTCTATAAGTTGCGTCTTGTGTTGGTGAACCTTCTTTTTCAAAAACGTCAGCCATCTACTCACTTCCTCTTAAATAAAAAACAGCCCATTTCGGACTGTTCACACTACTTATTCGTATCATTTTCATATTTTCCTTTATCAGCTGTATCTTTATCTTTTTGACTATTTATAAGTTGCTGGAACTCTTGCTGGAGTTTTTGGATATCTTGTGTATTCTGTTGTTGACTTTCTCCCCAGTTGGTTGTGAAAGTATCAAAGCCAGCATTAGCTTTATGGACTATTTCAGCTAGATTACTCATCTTAAGACTCATACTGGTATACCACTCACGATATTTATCTTGTTGGTTATGCTGATAGGTCATGTAATCAATAAGGTTAAAAGCTAAATTACCAAAAGTAATTGTATTACCTTTGCTTGGATCTTGCGGATATGAAGTAATTGATTGCACTCTCGTCTCAACATCAATTCCTTGCCTGGTTCGCAGATAACCATAGTCACCAATGCTAACGTCATGTAGGTATTTAGAAAACTTCTTAAAGTTAGCACCATCAACTGTGTATTGAATGCTTGGATAATCATGGACTAGCTTTTTAACTTTATCATCAAGTAATTGTTGACTCATTACAAAAGACTTACCGTCATCAGTAAAATCTTCTGTATAAGGCGTGGCATCGATAATTGGCCACCCTTTTTCTTTAACTAATGGAGAAATATAGGTTGAAGTTAATGTATTCACACTAGAATTATCTCCACTTTGCTTAGTGATATTAATAGTGCCAGTAGCTCTAGTAGTTATTGCTGTGTCATCTTCTTGGACTGAGATCTTATTACAGTTCACGTTATCGACAAATACAAACTTATCTTTCTCACCAATCTCTTTAGCAACATAGCATGTCTTATTTTTCCAATAGTATTCAAAACCGTAACTAGTTGCTGCAGTTTTTAAAAGTTCGTCAGCATATCCACCGCCTAACCCATCACTAAATGTCTTAACCGAGTTTTGATTCACGTCTGAATTAATAACTACTTCAAAGCCTGAATCCTTAAATAAAAAGTTCAGAGCATCTTTGATTTTAATTGGTTTAGATGTTGTTGACGTATCTGTACTATCACCACTCTTAGTTGTGGTAGTCTCTACACCAATCTTATCTTTGACATAGTGATAATGGAACATTCGGGCTATTTGCATTGCACTTACTGAGTACTGTATATAGTTGCCTATATCATCGGTGTTATAAGTCTGAATTACATAATCTTCACCAGTTTCAGGAAGACTTATTGTACTAAAAGCTTCTAATGCTTCGCCAATTTTCTCATCACTGTGCAGATTATAGAAATTAAAGCTTAAAGTATCTAAGCTACCAAGGGTTGAAGTTACTTGAACATCTTGACCTTTAACAATTGCTATTTGGCCGGCACCATTCCTAATTGCTAGCAAGTAATCATCTCCTAGTAATAAAACCTTGTATTGAACTTAATCGTGTAATCTGTTGCTCCATCAACGTTGATGTCGTTCCACCCTTTAGCAAAATCAAGGTAAGCATGATTAGTCTTAGAGTATTGTTCTGTCCCGTTGACGGTTGGAACAATGCCATTAATCACAATCGTATCTTGCTTGCTATAGCTTCCAGTTAGTTTAAAAGCTTGGCTTGTGGTGCTATTAGTGATAGTCAAGGCATCTTTAATATTACCGTTAAAAGTGATCTCTACAGGCAACTCATCAGCCTTTAAGTCAATGTTAGAAGCATTGTAGACACGACAAGGATTTGAATTAAAAACGTATTCCAACTCTTGGCCGTGTGGAATATTAAGACCTAAGCCCCATTTACCACTCTCATAAGTAAAATCACTATCTCCGGTAGTTGCTACCGTTTCAGCAAGTCCTAAGGGACAACTCAAATTAATAGTTGCCGTTGCTTGCCAGAAGTTTTCTATCTGTGGATAAGAGATAGCTCCATCAACAACACACCGCCAACGTAAATAAGGAATACGGCTAGTATAAACATAGAAAGGCTCATCACTGTTGAAGATACGCTTTAAATCAAGCCTTTTAAGCTCTAAATCAATTGTATTTTCTGCTTGGATCATTAACGTTAGTGGGATAGTCATCTTATCAATGACTGCATCTGTTAATACTTGACCAATCTTACTTTGTTGGACGTAAGTGTGGGTATAGTTAATACCCGGCGGTTCAAAAGTAATAACTCTAAAGCCTAATTTATCAAGGTCATATTCTGTTCCGTCTAATCTCTTAATAAATATACTAGACAACAGGTATAGCACCTCCTTGTTGTTTAATCGTAATGTCATGTGCTTGTAACATCTTAATAGTTGGATAAGTAGCTCTCGCCATCTCTTTATCAGAAACAATGAACTTGATTACTGTATTGCCATCAATCTTTTGACGTTTATCATCAAGCTTAATTATGTTTTGACTAGCTATAGTACTACTATCGGGTGTTCCGTAACCAGCAACCGAACTATATTTAACCTGATCCATAATTCTAGCTAGTGAAGCTGTTGGACTTTCAGGAGCAACTTTAGCACGTTGCAAAATAGCCTTATCAATTAAGTGGTCAGCAGTCGATTTTTGTGGGTTTATTACGAACTCTGGACCATCTTCACCAACACCAATAACTTCTGGACTATCAAATTCTCCACCATTGCCATGCCAGCTATGAGATGAGAACCGCCTATGACCGGTTGGACCCCAGCCTGCGCCAAAGTGGATATCATTCTTCCAATTAGAGTCATTAAATAAAGCTCTAAGTTGATTAGTTCCACCCATAATGCTGCCACCCATGGTATAGGCTTTATAAGTACCACGCTTATATTGCAAAAGTCCAATAGCCGGTCCTGAACCATCTCCATCAGGATCATAACCCGGTTGAACTGCTTTAGGATTACCACCTGATTCGCCTTTAATCATGGATAAGATCTTAGCTATATCAGTTCCCGTAACATCAGCATGCATTTCAGCAGCAACTTGCTTAATAGTTTCGCCCCAACGGCTGACACCGAAACCACTCGGATCAGCACTATCAGCACCAATACCAAATAAGCCATTTAACTTATCAATCATGCTCCAGAAACCTTTAAGTCCTGGCATTTTTTTGATAAATGTTTCTAGTCCATTGTTAGCTTTAACATCGCTACTAGAACCTTCACCTTTTAAGCCAGGAACCCGTCTATAACTAATATTACTTGATGGACCATCTTTAACGGCTGACATACCAATATTAGGATTTGAGCTTGGACTCATTGCTGACCAATACTTGCCACCGCCGGCATATACACCAACGTGGTCGCTACCACCAGGGCCAAAGAATACTAAGTCGCCTGGTTGTGGGTTAGAAACCGGTGTAGTTGCATTATATTGAGCACCCGAATAGTGTGGGAAACTCTTGCCAAAGGCTTTTTGCAAAGCATACATAACTAATCCAGAACAGTCGAAAGCATCCGGACCAGAAGCACCCCATACATACGGCTTTCCTTTACCATACTTTTCAACAGCACCTAGAAGACCGCCTTCTGCACCACCGCCATCAAGTTTGCCAGAAACCATTGACCAGAGTGTTGACCAGAAAGCTTGTACATTCTTATTAGCTTGATCAAATAAGCCACTAGCCAGCTCTTTCATAGATCGTTTACCGCTATTAAAGCCTTTAAAGTTGAAGATATCCTTCACGTAATCAATTGGGTGAGCAATGATCTTAGTAGCCATGTTGAATAGGTCTTTCAAGTGACCTGCAGTGTTACCAATCCATGAACCAATACCACCAAGCCAGCCCATGAAACCAGTACCTTTAGCAAAGTGAGTAATACCCATACCTTGCATTACCATTGCTGTTTCAGAAGCATTTAGAACTTCATCACCAGGCATCAACATAGTGGTTGTATTTCTGCCTTGGAAAATACCAAACTCACCGGTTGACGGTCTAAAGAGTGCTTCTTTATTGCCCGTTTCTGGGCTGTCAAAGCCATCGTTAACCATTGCTAGAGTCGGTTCAGTAATCGCACGTCTAGGGCCACTAAATGCACCAGTACCACTGGCGAACTTCTTAGGGATCTTCTTGATTGTGTCACCTTTACCACCGAAAGCATAGATAACTGTATTAATGCCACTAATACCAGCGTTAACAATGTCAATCAAGCCGCCCATAGCATCTTTACCAAGCTTCTTCATTGTGTTCCACATATCGCTAAAGATATTTCGAACGCCCTTGGATAGACTCTTCCAGCCAGCTTTAAAGTTAGGACCAAAGTTGCTTAGCCAGTCTTGCATATCAGAACCAAAACGTGAAGTTCTGTCTTGCATCTTAGACCATGCATTGCTCAAATTCTTACGAGTATCAGACCAGCCACGATTCCAATTATTACTAAAGTTCTTGTTGAAGTCGTCATGCCACTTATGGATATTGCTACCCCAATTACTGGTATTACGCTTCATATCATCAAAGGAATTGATTAGGTTCTTCTTTGCACTTGACCAGCCGTTATTCCACTTCTTTTTGAACTGACTATTAAACTTGTCATACCACTTGTGAGCGTCTTTACCCCAATTAGTGGTGTTTTTCTGCATCTGTTTAAAGGAATCAGAAAGAGCTTTTTTGTTATTCTTCCAAGCTTTATCCCACTTCTTACCGAAGCCTTTCATCTGAGATTGAGCATCTTTAAAGAGTGTTCCAAAGAGGTTGCCTTTTTTGAAGGCTTTAACGTATCTATTATTACTTAAGCCCTTAACAAAATTGCCCCAATTCTTAGATACTTGTTTGCCCCAATTACCAATGCCGGTCCATAATCCTTTGAAGAAATTATGACTGGCTTTAAGCATGCTGCCCCAGCCTTTTTGGAATGTTTTACCAAGACTATTTACCCATTTTTTGAATTTAGGGTTGTTGTCATATAGGAGTTTCACGGCTCCACTAATTGGATTGACAATAAGTAAGGCTAGCCCTAACCAATTCTTTTTAATCCAGTCAATTGCCGTTTGCATCCCTTTAGAGATGTTCTTAGGCAAGTCTGTAAAGAATTTGGTAGTAGTCTTTTTAATTGAAGACCAGCCCTTAGAAATGTTTTTGCCTAGATCATCGACCCACTTCTTGAACTTAGGATTATTGTCATAAAGAAGTTTAAGTCCTCCACCAATTGGATCAACTAGCATTCTTAATAATGTTGACCAATTCTTTTTGATCCAGTCAACAACTGCTTTTAAGCCTTTAACAAAAGACTTATTAAAAGCTTGTACATTCCGCACCATGCCGTCAAAGGATTTATGTACGGTATCAGCTGCTTTATTAACCCATTCTCTAAAAGGTTTGATATGCTTGTATGCTTCGTAGAAAGCTAAACCAAGCGCTGCAATAACTGCTACTGTAGCCATAAACGGATTAGCCACAAAGACTGCTTTTAAGGCTCCAAAAGCCTTGCCTAATGCAGGAAAAGCCTTTGATATTTTTGCAATAATACCTGGTGCATTCTTAATAGCAGATATAGCTTTACCTAAGCTTTCAATACCGCTCTTCATACCATTTAATACTGAGAAAGTAGCTTTACCAGTTAAGATAACCGCAATTAATCCACCAAAAACTTTACCTAGCTTTTCAATTCCAGCCCTGTGTTTGGTTACGCCGTCAACAGCTTTATCAGTATTTTGCACCGGCGGAATTAATTCCGTAATCTTAGATGTTACTTTACCGATAGCACCGCTAATATCTTGAAAGACAGTAACAATACCAGCAATTGCACCTTTTGCAAATATTCCAACAAACTCACCTATGCGTTTATTCAAAGGGATTAAATAAGAATAAACGGCATTTATTGCTTGACTTAAGCTTTGAAATGCTTTTGTTACTCCAGAAAAATCTAAAGAAGATTTTTGCTTGCCAACATTTTTAAATCCATTTACAATTCCACTAATTTGAGTGGTGAAAACCTTGAAAATATCAGCACTAATCACACCAACAAAACCGGCTATAGCTTGAAGTGCTGGAGTAACGGCCTTACCAATATCTCTAAATGAATTGCCTATATCACCTAAGTGAGAGCCCTGAAAAGCACCAGCTATATTAGCTCTAAAAGACATTGCAAAGGTATTAATTACAGTCATCACACCATTCATAATCCCAGCAATTGACTTACCAAAGTTTTCAAAACTCTTCTCAGCACCGCTAGAAGTAATCCAGTTACTCATCTTGCCGAGTAATGGATTCTTTAGATCTTGAAATGGTTTAACGATAGCGCCAGCTAAAACAGGAATACGTGCATGGATGGTACGTTCCATACCGTCCATAGTCTGAGAGAAGTTATCAGTAGCATTCTTATACTTTTTACCCATCCCTATCAGGACAGCATTCATTGCATCAGCTGATATCTTACCGTTAGACATCATGTCACGAACTTGCGCGGTAGTTAACTTGCTGTTGTGAGTAACTTT